GGTAAAGATCCACTGGCTCAATCATTCTCAGTGCAGAATGGATGTGGAATGTTCGTAACATCTATTGACGTTTACTTCAGAACAAAAGATCCACTGCTACCAGTAACGGTACAGTTGAGACCTATGATTGCTGGTGTACCTTCAGAAGAGGTATATCCATTTGGTGAAGTAATTCTTGAACCTAAAGATATTATTGAATCTGTAGATGGTGGAACACCTACTCAGATAACATTCCCATCACCAGTATACTTACAATCTGGAACTGATCATTCAGTAGTTCTACTGTCTCAGTCCAATGAGTATACATGTTGGATTTCTAGAATGGGTGAAGTTGACATTAGTACTCTAATGCAACCAGAATCAAGACAGGTAATTGTGTCCGCACAACCAATGCTTGGTTCACTATTCAAGTCACAGAATGGATCTACATGGAACCCAAGTCAGTATGAAGACCTTAAATTTACACTTTATGGTGCTAAATTTATGGAACAGACTGGAACTGTGTCATTCTTTAACCCAGAATTAGCAAAAGGTAATAATCAGATTGCTACATTGGTTAAAGATTCACTGGAGTTTAATTCTAAGAAGTTAATTGTATCTACTAACGATATTGTTAATACCTCTGGATTAGTTCTAGGTAATACAGTTATTCAGAAAGATGGTAATGCACGAGCAGATTATGTTGGTGCTGGTGGTTCCGCAACTGGCGATTTAAGCATAATTAATGCTGGTATTGGTTATACACCTTCAGATGGTAATCAATTTACATTCTCTAATGTTGCTTTAGCATCCTTTAGTGGAATTGGTAAGAACGCAACTGCTGATATTACTATCGGTGCTGCTAGTGGAAATAATGGTGTTGCTATTGCTGCAACCATTAACGCTGGTGGTTCTGGATATCAAGTTGGTGATGTTCTAACAGTACCTACAATTGGTAATGATCAGTTGGGTAGAAATATGCAACTATCATTGGGTGCAGTTACTGGAATCAATGATTTGGTTCTAGATAACGTTCAAGGTGACTTTGAAATTAGTAACTCAAAACCACTTCAATACATTAGTCCTTCTACTGGAATCACCACTATGGTATCCGTTGGATTTGGTTCTGATGTTGTGATTAGTGACTTTGCTCTAAATTCATTAGAAGAAGATGGAATGCATATTAAAGTGAATCATAAGAACCACGGTATGCATGAAAGGATTAACAAGGTAGTCATTAGCGATGTCGCATCAGATGTCAAGACAACTACTTTAACTTCTGAATATAATAATGCTAGTTCTGCTGCTATTGGTATTGCCAATACTGAAGGATTTGAAACCTTTGAAAATGTTGGAGTTGCTGCCACCAATCCTGGTTACATTAAGGTTAACGATGAAATCATCTCTTATACTGGTATTGCTGCTGGATCATTAACTGGAATTACAAGATCTGTTGATCAAACAATTCCATTTACATATCCAAATAAGACACCAGTTGAAAAATATGAGATTAATGGAGTCTCATTGAGACGTATTAATAAAACTCATAGTTTACAAGATGCTACACCTGAAAGACCGATAACTCTTGATTCTTATTATTTGAAACTTGATATGGGTAGTACAACTGGTACTGATAGAGGTACTGGTGTTGGATTCCCCAAATTATACATTAATGAGTCTAAGTCTGCTGGTGGTGACAGTGTACATGCAACACAGAACATCCAATTTGAAGCGATTAAACCTATTGTTCAGACAATGGTATTACCAAATACTTCTATTAAAGCTGAACTTACAGGTACTACTGCAAGGAGTATTGATGGATCAGAATCCTCATTTGTTGAGACTGAATCAGTCCCAATTAATATGGAAGATGATACATTCCTTGAAGCACCAAGAATGATCGCATCTAAAGTTAATGAACTTGAGCAACTAGATTCTCGTCCTGGCAATAAGTCATTGGAAGTAACATTCACTTTATCAACTGCTGATAGTGATATCTCTCCAGTTATTGACTTAGATAGAGTTGGTATGGTACTCATTAGTAATAGAGTTAATCAACCAATTACTGATTATGCAGGAGACTCTAGAGCGTCAACATTATTAGATGATCCAACAGCGTTTATCTATGCAAATAAACCAATTGCATTAGAAAACTCTGCTACATCTATTAAACTTATGTTGGCAGCATACTTGAATACATTCAGTGACCTTAGAGCATTCTATGCAATCTCTGATAGTCTTGAATCTGAACCAATTTATTATCCATTCCCTGGATACGGTAACTTCGATATCAATGGTAATATCATTGATATTGCTAAGAATACTGGACTTCCTGATAAGAAGATTCCTAAGACCGATGTCCTAGCACATGGTAGTGATAACATTCCGTTCAGTGATTATGAGTTCACCATAGATAACCTTCCTGAATTCAGGTACTTTAGTGTTAAGGTTGTAGGAACATCTACTAACCAAGCATATCCACCTAGAATAAGGGATTTGAGAGCGATTGCATTAGCGTAATATGGAACCACGATTTCTAAAAGTTGAGGGTCATAGTTATCTGTTAAGAGATACAGATTCTAACGCTATAATAAACGTTGATAAAAAGGGGCATGGTAAGTACCTTGCCCTACGGCGTTTAAAACAAAAGGATGTTGCAAGAGTAGATTCTCTTGAAAATGATGTAAAAGAATTGAAGTCTGACATAAGTGACATTAAAGATATGATAGGCAAATTATTAGACAAGTAACATGGCAAAACCAACCAGTCGCCAAACTTTAATAGATTATTGCAAGAGGCAACTTGGTTCTCCTGTATTGGAGATTAACGTAGCTGACGAACAGATTGACGATCTGGTGGATGATGCTATTCAATTATTTCATGAACGTCATTTTGATGGTACTACTCAAGCATTTTTGAAGTATCAAATAACTCAAGAAGACATTGACAGAGGTACTGTTGAGTATCCACATGAAGGAGGTAAAGCAGGAATTGCTTCTACCTCTGTAACTGATAATATTCCTAATCAAGGAAATGTTACTTTTAACTGGTATGAGAATAGTAATTATATAAAAGTTCCACCCTCAGTTATGGGTGTATCAAAGGTATTTAAATTTGAAGGTGGTGGTGGACTTTCTGCAGGAATGTTCAGTATCAAGTATCAGTTATTCTTAAATGACATTTATTATTTGGGATCAACTGAATTATTAACATATTCAATGACCAAGAGTTATCTTGAGGATTTGGATTGGTTGTTATCAACACAAAAACAAATAAGATATAATCAAAGAGAAGATAGGTTATATCTTGATGTTGATTGGAAGTCTATTGACGTTGGTTCTTACATAATCTTAGATTGTTATAGAGCATTAGATCCTGCAACTTCTGATCAAATATGGAATGATAGATTTTTAAAACCTTATTTGACTGCTTTAATTAAGCGTCAATGGGGTATTAACTTAAGTAAGTTCCAAGGAGTTAAATTACCAGGCGGTATTGAGATGAATGGAAGACAAATACAAGATGATGGGCAGAAAGAGATAGATGCCATTATCGAAAAGATGTCTTCTACTTACGAATTACCACCTTTAGATATGATAGGTTAGGAACATGGCACTTAATCCATTCTTCCTTCACGGATCTAAAGGAGAACAAAATCTTGTTCAAGACTTAGTGAATGAACAATTGAAAATGTTTGGTGTGGAAGTTTATTACATACCAAGGACTTATGGTACTGAAAAAACAGTATTGGAGGAAGTCTCCAGGTCCAATTTTGGTAATGCTATTCCTTTAGAAGCATATGTAGAGACATTTGATGGATATTCTGGAGCAGGAACACTTCTATCCAAGTTTGGTGTTCAAGAGTTAGATGATTTGACATTAATCATCTCAAGAGAAAGATATGAGGAAGAAATACAAAAGCGTATAGAACCATTAAAAGGTGTTAAATTAGCAAGTAGACCAAAAGAAGGAGATTTAATATACTTCCCATTAGGTGATAGATTATTTGAGATCAAATATGTAGAGCACGAAAAACCATTTTATCAATTACAAAAAAATTATGTTTATGAGTTAAGATGTGAACTATTCA